CTACGAAACCATTGCTGGCGCAGCGATACTCGCGTAGTGGATGGCAACCCTGATGCTGCCGGCCGAGAAGGCACCGCCTTCGGCGGAGATGATCAGGTCTGTAGGTCCATAATATGCCAAGGGACTGCCGGTCACGCCCTCTGCGAATGCCCCCTGAGCCGCCCCAAAACCTGACCCGTATCGGTCATCCGAACCTGTCACCCCAAGTCGCCAACTCGTGGTGCCGGTTATCTCGGTGAGGACACGAGCCGAGACGCCAAGAACGACAGCCTTGTCCGGAATTGCCGCGGCAATGGATGATACGGGTCCAGCGGCCAACTCATGATCGAATTCGGCTATCAAGCTGAAGGTCGCTGCTCCACCGGGCGATAACGCCGTCGCTCCGGCCACCCAGCGACCGACGAAGACAGCAAACATGGCTTCGTCGCTCACCCAGATCTGCATGCCATTCCAAGGCTGGATGAAATCCCATCCACCATTCAGGAAACAGGCAATCTCTCCATCGCGCCCGGCCCATGCACCGCCGGCCCCATCTGGAACGATCGAGCAATCTCCATCCTCCGGAGAAGTCGGAACAGATTCCGACCTGCTCAACACCGTTCCGCTGACCACGCAATCAATCCGTGACAGCGCTTCGTTTACAGTCACATGCTTCTGAGCCTGAGCGGCAGCGATGAAAGGCAGGCTGAGGTGCCGTGTATTAGACATTGAGCTCAATCTCCGCGAAGTTTCCAGGCCCAAACACTTGGGATACTCGAGCAACCCTTATCGACGCGTCCGATGACAGGCCATCGTCGAGTTGATCGTCGAGAGAGTAAGAGAAGCTGTTTCCAGTAACCGTCACTGACCTGACGATCTCTCCGTTGCTGACAATCTCAACGAAGTACTTCTCGTCTGGCTCGTCAGAAGGTACATCCAGACCCTGCCAGCTGTCACCACCAACGCGCGTAGTTCGGACCCAAGACGCTTCGAAGGCTCCGCTTGCGTAGTCCTGTTGGACACGAAGGTGTGCTGGCGCAAAAGGCTTGATACCAAGCCCCATGAAAGCAGTTGAATTGCTGGCCACGCTGAAGTGGTCGATGGGAACATCGACCGATGCCGCCCGATAATTCCTGTCGAGACCTCTTAGTTCGCTCTCAAGTGGGACTTGAACCAAGCTTTTGTCCAAGACAACGACGGGGGCGTTCGCCGGTAACGTCGTTCCCCACCGATCGCCCCACATTGTATCCCTTTGGCCGCGTAGCAGCTTGTGAAGAGCATATTCATTTTCGCCGACAAGTTCCGCCCCACAAAACTGGATTATCTCCCACGCGCCGTCAGGCCACTGAACAGCGAGGCGGTTTTCACCGTTCAGAACATCGAGCTCTGCGCTGGAAGAGAGGGCCCCAGAGCGCACGCTGACCCGGAAGTTATCCACCGACTGCCAACGATCAGGCTGGCCGAACACCAAAGGCGTGAGCGTTTCCCCAATCATCGCAGGGCGAGTGATGGTGGCGATAGGCTCGAACCCGGTTTCAGAAGCCGATCGATACAGCAACACGTCGCCGGGCCAGGGATCGGCGTGGACCGCCACCCAGGGCCATGCGTCCTCGACACTACCCGTCGCGATTGGCAGATCGATGAACTGGACGGCAAGCGGAGCAGGCGGGAGGTAGGAAGGAGCCTCGCTTTGCCGGAGTCCCGAGGTCGCAGTAGGTACCGCGCGATCCCTCAAGGGGATTGCTTCCACTTCCCGCTCGAGCAGGCCAACGACTCGGTCAATCATTACCTTCGATTGAGAGGATCCATCGTCGAGCTGAAGAATGTCTCCAGGTTCCAGCCCGAGGTGGGACAACGGAAGTCGGAATGTGATCCTTTCAGCAGCGTTCAATCCGTCCGATAGCCTCCGTGATGCCAGATCTTCGGCGCGATGTGCCGGCATGAAGATTGGAACCGAAACTCGCTCACTGGTCCCACCGCCTGCGGAATCGCATCTCGCTTCGGAAACGCCCAGCCGGAAGTCCAAATCGCCGCGCGAGTAGTAAACCTGCACAGTCCCGACGTCGGCTGCCTCCGCACCGATCTGTCTAGTGATCGCTGATGTCTGGCTCATCAGATCCAAAACCAGACCATCCACCTCCAGAATCTTTTCAGCGTCCTCCGACTCAACGATCATTTCCAAGAGGTCGCGGCTCTGGCGGACACCGAATGCGTGAACCAGCGCCAATGGCTGGAGAAGCTCCCTACCGGTTGCGAAACTGTCCACGAGATACCCATCAACCTGGTCCGACAGGCGCGACACGTCAAATGAAGTCAGACCGGACTGTTCAACGACTTCCGCAACCGCCTCGGAAAGAGCTCCGGAACTGATGCGCCCCGAAATCCAGTGCCCGGTCGCGTGGTTCGGACCGTCCTTCCATACGCTCTCGCGCATGGGGAAGTCAGGCCATGGTCGTGCATCCCAGTTCCAGACGAATATCCCGTCTCCCGGGATCATCCGATCACCATAAACCGGAGACGTCGGATTGTTTTCCGGATCGCTCCAGTAGGAAATCACAGCCGCGAGACCGGCACTCTGGATTAGATCGTCCCTGTTTCCCCTTGAACCGAAGGGCAGCGCGCTCTCCGAACTGTTCCGGTCGACGAACTTGTTGGGTTCGTTCGTACCGAGATCGACCGCGGGAACTCCCACTTCGGTGAACCAGATGGGTTTCGACTTCGGCACCCATGCGGTTGGAGATCCGCTGCGAACACCGTTTGGGCGATCATGGTGGGAGTTCGACCACCAACTGCGGAGATCTTTCGGGCGCCACACCCAATCTTCGCCATATGCGCCGTCGGATATCGGAGTTCTCAGCTGCGAATCCCGATCCAGTTGGCTTGTGTAGTACCAATCGTAACCTTCGCCGCCCTCAATGTTGGCCTGCAGATATGACGCGTCGTAGACGCTCTTCGCGCCCGATGACTTGTCTAGATGAGCTGCACCGTGACGCCAGTCGCTCATCGGGAAATAGTTGTCGATCCCCACGAAGTCGATGTTCTCATCGGACCAGAGAGCATCGAGGTGAAAGTAGAGATCCCCGCTACCGTCTTGCGGATGGTATCCAAAATACTCTGACCAGTCTGCCGCATAACCGATCTTCGCCTGTGGCAGGAGGTGGCGAACCTCGGCAACAAGAGACTTGAGCTCGGCAACGGCAGGGAAGTCGGCCTCCCCCGCCCTCAGTGTCGTCAGGCCCCGAAGTTCCGAGCCGACGCAGAATCCATCCACTCCACCAGCCAGGGCGCAAAGCGCTGCGTAGTGGAGGATGAAACGACGAAACCGCCACTCGCCTGGCCCCGAGTACGAACTCGTACCGTTCGCAATCGAGAAATCCGCGGCTGATGCACTCCCGAAGAAGCTTTCAACTTCATCATGCGCGGCCTGCATCTTGTCCGGAGATCCCGGAAGGCCGGGCGCAAGGCTCGATGTAATTCTCCCCCGCCACGGGAATGTCGGCTGCCCGACCAACCCGGTGTAGGGGTTCAACAATTCGTTCGAAGCGGGAATGTCCATCAGCAGGAACGGATAGAAGACGACCCGCTTCCCGCGTGCCTTCAGTTCCTGAATCGCTCGCACGACCGATCCATCCGAAGGTGTGCCGCCGAAGTTCGGCCTGACTTCATCATCGAGCGAGACCTGCGTGGCGTTGCTCGTCGTTAGCCCGGCGACACTCCAGCCGAATGGAGCGCTCTTGCGCCCAGGTTCCTCGATCTGGGGCCTGACCTGGCATTCCCCACAACGCAGATCAGTGCCAAACCAGGACACAACGAGCGACACGGAATTGCAGTTCGGCAGGTCGCCGTCCAGTTCATCCAGCGACGCTAGGATGTCCGCCTTCCCGAAGGAGTTGTTGATATTCGCGTACCGCGTGCTGCCGTTCGGAAACTTGTAGTGAACCGGTTGAGGGTCGAGAGCAAACTCGCCGGTGCCAGGGGAAAGGCAAACGCCGGAAACGAGCTCTCGGAGCGGTGACGTAAACCCGTGCTGAGCCGCAAGTTCCTCCGATACATTCGCGCTCCTGATCACCTCGAAATTCAGAACGGGAACGCGATTCCCAAATCTCTTTATCGGGAAGTCCTCGAAGACGATGTAGGCGAGACCACGATAGGCCGGAGCGTTCCCGACACCTTCGACTGCCTCGATCTTCTCGTCAGGCAACTGCGTATCGTCGCCTCGATAGAGGCGGTGCGAAACCGAGGACAGGTCAAAGAGGTTCCCATCAGCCCAGACCCGCCCGATACGATCGATCTTTCCCTCACACAACCCAAGCGCGAAGCTGATCGAGTAGGAGTATTCCCGCACGGTCTGAGAGGTCGCTTTCCCACCCTGGCTGGACGTGGATACGTTTTCCTTGAACCGGGTCGACCAAATGAGTTGCCCGCTGCACCGCATCCGCCCGAACAGGCGTGCGATCGGTTCGCCTTCGCTCGCCTTGGGAAGCTGAAGCGCCTCCCGTTTGCCAAGCTGCACCGGCGATGAACCGCCACCGAGGACAGCGTTGTCGATCAGCCCACCTAGCGTCGCTCCAACCGCTTGCCCGATCGCTGCCGAGCCGACACCCAGGAGCGACCCGCCGATGGAACCTCCGATCGCGGAACCGGCTGCCGAAAGTAATACCGTCGCCATTATCGTGCTCTCAGTGGGAACTTGAAGGCCGCGCAGATGCGCTTCTGCCAGGCAGGCGAAATCGGCGTTTCGAGCACCGAGTGGCCGGAATAGGCGTGGATCATCCTGCCGCCCCTGGCCTTGCCTTCGACGAGCACGCCGATGTGCTTCGCTATCGCGCCCGATCGCATCCGGAAGAGGAGCATGTCGCCAGCGGATGCGTCGCCAACCGCGATCTCGGTCATGTGCCGACGCGCCGCGCCGAGCAGCCTTTCCGAACCACCGGTCTCCGCCCAGTCCTGCGAATACGCGGGCGTAGGCTCGGGCTCATCGCCATACACGTGCCGCCAGATGCCCCGGATCAGTCCGAGGCAGTCGCACCCCGCACCGCGACAGCTGGACTGGTGCACGTAAGGCGTTCCGAGCCACGACCGCGCTTCCTCGACGATCTCTCTTCGAAAGATGAGGTCAGCTACGGAACAGAGATCCACCATCGTGTTTCCCTCCCGAGGTTGGGTAATTGATCATCCAGTCCTCACCGGGCATGTGAGGAAAGCCGCGAAAATTCAGTATGTTGGAGAACTTCGTCCTGCAGGTTTCCGCCCGCTTGTCGCAGCCGGCGTACAGGTCGAGCGTGTCACCGACACTGGCGTCGCCGTCAGGCTCGGACCACAGGTATACCCGAATGCCGGCGGTGACCTTTTCCGTGACCCTGATCGCCGAGATGTTTCCGGCATTCAGGCCTGTCTTCCAGGACATCTTGCCGTGGTCGAACCAGTGGCTCTCATGATCGCCGGTGAACGAAACGATGATCGACGTTGCGCTCTCGACTTCCAGAACCGTGGAGGCTTCGACGAACGCCGGCGCGTCAAGATCGACCCCGCATTCCTTGTCCCCCAGCTTCGCGGAACAAGTACGAAGATAGGCCCGTCCCGTGGGCGCGTTCAGCTGGTCGAGGAGGCCGACGATTTCCGCCTCGAAAGTATGATCACCGAAGGTGATTTCGCCGATCGTTCCGTAGAAGACCATCACCCGGTCATCAACATCGGTCCAGTCGACGACCCACTGGGTAACCTTGGCGTTCCGATAGCGACCGCGCCTGATGTCGTCCTCGGTGATCGCGTCTGAAACGAGTGCGCCGCTGATGGAGTGGGAATCTACGCTCATGCCGAGCGAGGCTTCGATCGCGCTCGACTCGAGGCCGCTTGCCGCCGAGAAGGTGACACCATCGAACTCGAGGTCGTTGTCGTGATCGGTAAATCCGAGAGCAACGCCGTCGCGCCGATCGATGCGCCAGCACCGGCAGGTGGTGGTGGCGCCGCCGTCGAGCTTGGCCTGGAGGGTCGAAGGGATCTCGAGCATCAGACACGCACCTCGATGATCGGAACCGACGGGATCGACCCGGCATCGAAGGCCGCGATGTTGTATTCGATCTGCGCCGTGTCGAACCGGACGGGCACGTCGAACTCGAAACCGGCGGTTACCGCCAAACCCATGCCTGGCGCGCTTGCAAGTTCGATGCGGCCACTGGACGGATCCGCCGTGTAATCCGTACCCGTCTCCAGAGTTACTCCCCCGACCGCGACGTGAATCGTCCCGTCCACGGGCTTGGAGATCGTCCTGACGTAGCTCGTGTCGCCCGATCCGTAGGTCTTCGTAAGCTGGAACTCGGTGGTCGTGCCATCGCCGAGCCCGATCTGCTGATCGGTCGCCGAGATGGCAGTGCCGGATGCCGCAGAGTGGTGGTCGAGCCAATCCTTCCACCTGAAACCGTAGAGCTGCCCCTTGCGGGCCTCGAAGAACGCCAGGATCGCTTCGAGGTCTTCGACGGTCCGAACGCCGATACCGGCGTCGTACCGCCGGCGGGAGCGAGCCCAGGGCGTGTTCCGCTCCTCGAAGCCGCTGGCGAGTGTCACGATCTCGGTTCGACGTTCGATAGACCCCGACGAGCCGAAGGAGATATCCGTCGGGAACCGGACTTCATGGAAATTCATGCCACGCTCCTCAAAGCATCTTCGATCCGCGCTGGACCGCGCGGGCGAGCTGCGCCGCGATCTGCCCGCGCGACTGCTGGAAGCCGGCGATATCGGGCGTGGTGATGTTCACCGTCACGTTCGGCCCGCCGGAGGCACCGCGCGCCATCACGCCGAGCTTGCCGTCCGCTCCCCGTGTCAGGGGCATGATCGCTTCAGGGCCGGCCTCTCCCATCAGCCCGGTGCCGCTCCGCATCGGGAAGAGCGTCGGCCCGTCCACGACCCCGCCATTGGCGAAGGCGCGAACACGGCCGGCTGAGAAGGCGCCGCCCTTCTCGAACCCGAGCAACGAGGTGATCGAGCCCGTGAAGCCGCTCATCAGGCTCGAGAGGCCGGAGCCCAGCGCGCTCTGGACCGGCTTCAGTGCCGCGTCCAGGGCACTCCCGGCAACGTCCCGGCCCAGGTCGCGGAGCACGTCGCCCAGCTTGGCGCCGCCGAAGACCGCCTTGTCGAAGGCGCTCCGCAGGCTCGAGCCGAGGCTGCTCGACAACCTGCGCGCCTCGCCGTCCATCGAGCGCATCGCCGAGGCCGCCTCGGCAAGCTCGGCGCTGAAACCGGCGGCGAGGGTCTTCATCTCGCCGAGCGCATCGCCGAGCGCGCCGGTTGACGGGGCGACCGCGTCGAACTCATAGGGTTCCATCTCTCGACCTCTCTTGTCCTGTGTCGGGGAAACGCGCCATCAGCGCCGCGAGACCGTCACGCGTCATCCCTGGGCCGCCACCGCTCATCGGAATGACCCCCGCGCCCTGGAGCGCGGCGAGAAGCTCCGGCGGTGTCATGTCCCAGAAGGCAGTAGCGGGAATGCGCATGACGCCGAGCCCCAGCCGCATCAGGTGGGGCCAGTCGACGCGCTCGCTCATGCGGCCTCCGACGAAAAGGTGCGCGCCAGAAGCGCGATCCCCGCACGCATCGCGGCCACGGCCCCGCCATCGAAGGCCGCGTTCCGCAGCGCGTCGTCAGAAAGCGGGTTGCCGCCGCCGCGCAGGCCGGCGGCGAGCAGCTTCAGCAACTCGCCGCTCCTGATCTGGCCGCTCTCGAAACGCTCCGCGAGAGCCACGAGGCTTTCGCTCCCGAGTTCCTCCTCGAGGGTCGCGAGGGCGCCGAGCGTCAGGCGCATCACATGCGGCCTGCCGTCGATGACGATCTCGACCTCGCCGCGCGCCGGGTTCGCCATGGTCATGCCGCCGCGAAGGTGATCGCGCCGGCCGAGGCGAGGGAGATCTCGTAGACGGCCTCACCATCGTGGTTGCCCGAGTATTCCAGACCACTGATCTGGAACGGCCCCGACACGGTGCCGAAGTCGGGGATCACCACCTGCATGGTCGGGATCGTGCCGTCGAAGAACATCTGCCGGATCGAGGCGTCCGTCGTCTCGTCCTTGAAGACGCCCGAGCCGGAGATCGAGGCGGAGCGGAGCCCCGCTCCCCCCAGCAGCTCGCGCCAGCGGCCGGCGGACTCCACCGTGGTCACGTCCACTGTGTCGGCATTGAAGGAAAGCCGCGTGGCCCGCAGGCCCGCGACGGTGGCGTAGCTCCCCTGCCCGTCCGTATCGAGCTTGAGGAGGAGGTCCTTGCCCCTTTGAGCGGTCATGTCTGTCTCCAGGTCAGGTTAGGCCGTGTCTTCCAGCAGGAACTGGAAGCGCAGCGTGATGCTGCGGAAGGCGTCGCTCTGCGAGCGCCGGGTGCGCGCGTCGAGAAAGCGGGCGTTGACGACACGCCCGCGCGAAAGCGCGGGCATCTGGCCGTCGAGCGCGTCGGATATTGCCCCGGCGCACTGCTTTGCGTCGGCGAAGCCCCGCCGTTCCGCGTGAACCGAGATGGCGAAGGTATGCCGTGAGCCGCCGCCGGTCTGGGTGCTCCAGTCCTCCACCACCTCGTCGCCGAGCGTGACGAAGGGGCTGGTGTCCGGCCCGATCTCCTCGGCCGGCGGCGGCGCGTCATAGATGCGGTCGGCGACGAACCCGGCAACGCCGGCATCGCCCGAGAGCAACTGGTAGACCGCCTCCTGCAGCGGCCAGGCTAGCGCGTATGTCATTCCGGCGCCCCCTCTTCGGCCCAGCAGACGAGGAAGGCGTCGGCGCCATCCATCTCCGCCACGCCCTTGATCGCGAACACCCGGTCGCCGTTGCGGAACCGCTGGTTGGCCTGCGGGCGGCGCGGCGAGCCGACGGGGGCACCGCGCACGACGATGTGGTGGGTGACGCGGCTGGAGGGGCGGTCGCCGATCACCGGCTCGGTCGCCGAGATGGCCTTCACCTCGGCCCAGAGCGCGCCGAGTTCGGTCCACCCGACGCTCCAGCCACCGCCGCCGTCGCCGGTCCGCGCCGGCGACTCGAGCAGGAGCTTGCGGGAAAGCCTGGGAGCAGTCATCGCCGCCACCTCAGAGCCGGACCGGGCGGTAGGGCGCGATCAGCGCCTCGATCTCGCGCGGGAAGCCGCTGGCGCTGCCCGCGGTGCCGGAACGGTCCTCGTAGAAATGGCTGGCCAGCAGCGACACCGCCTGGCGCAGGTCGGCGGGGATGTCCTCCGCCTCCGTCCCGAACCCGGCCCGGAAGACGATCCGCGCCGTGTGGCCCGCGTCGAGCAGCGGCAGGTCGATGCCCCGGGGCAGCAGCCGCACCGGGCGCCCCTTGGCCATGTACCAGCGGGTGGCATCCACCAGGTCCTCGCCATCGTCCGAGACGATCCCGACGGAATCGACCGCGACCACCGGCCCGACCGGCAGCGTCGCGCCGCCGTCGGCGTCCCAGCGCGAGAGGCTGAGCTCGTAGCTGCGCTCCGCCAGCGCCAGCGAGAGCGCCCGCTCGATCGCCGCCGTCGCGCTCTGCACATAGGTCAGCAGCAGCGCGTCCTCCGCGCCGTCATCTTCGAAGCCGGAGCCGATGCGGAGATGAACCGCAAGCTCGGATACCGTCACCGGCAACACCGGCGGCGTGGTCAACTGGCTGAGATACATCGCGTCCTCCGCATGTCCTGCGCTTGAAATGCAAGAAGGGACCGGCAGCGCGCGGCTGCCGGTCCCGGGTCGTCAGGCCGTGGCGGAGAACTTCAGGCCCTTGATCGCGGCGAAGTCGGTCACGTCGCCGCCGACGCGCTTGGTGGCGTAGAACAGGACGTGCGGCTTCGCCGAGAACGGGTCGCGCAGCACCCGCAGGTCGGCGCGCTCGGCGATGGTGTAGCCGTGGCCGAAATCGCCGAAGGCCACCGCCACCGCGCCGGTCGCGATGTCGGGCATGTCCTCGACGATCACCACCGGGTAGCCCATCAGCAGCGCCGGCTGGTGCTGCATCATGCCCTCGGTCCAGATGAACCGGCCCTGGCTGTCCTTCATCTTGCGCATCTCGCCGGCGGTCCGCGAGTTCATCACGAAGGCGCCGTTGGCGCGGTACTCGGTGCCGAGCGCGTAGACCAGCTCGATCACCGCGTCGGCCGGGTCCTCGGCATCGAAGCCGCCGTCGGTGCCGGTCGCCACCACGCCGATGTTGCCCCAGGTCCAGGAGGCGTTGTCGACCATCGTGTAGGTGAGGAAGCCCTTCGGCTTGTCCGAGCCGTCGCCGGCGACGAAGGCCGCGCTCTCGGCGCGGACGAACCGCTCGGCGATGCGCTGTGCCAGCCAGCCCTCGATGTCGAAGGCGCTGTCGTCGAGCAGGCGCTGCGAGGCCTTCGGCATCGCCGACAGCTCGTGCAGCGGGATCGAGATGCGGTCGATCTGCGGGCCGGTGGTCTCGGAGGTGGCCGTCGCCTCGTCGGCCCATGCCGCGCCCAGCTCGGCATGGTCCACCAGCACGTCGTAGACGCCCGCGTCCACCGCCACCACGTTGGCGACCGAGCGGAGCGAGCCGCCCGAGCCCAGCACGGAGGCGACCGCCTCCGAGGTCTTCGGATCGACCAGGAAGCCGCCCTCGGCGCCGACCGCGGTGTTCATGCCCTTGGTCGAGAGATCGAGCGCGCGCAGCCCCTCGTCGTCGCCGCGGCGGACATAGGCCTCGAACGCCTTCTGGTGCGGCGCATCCTGCTCGGCCACGGTGGAGAGCACGGGGCGGCGGGTCTCGACGGCCTTGCGCTCGATACCGTCGAGGCGCGATCCGATCTCGGTCATCTTCATGCTGATGTCGTCCTTGAAGCTGTTGAAGCGGTTGAGAAACGCGAGGGCGGCCGTCTTGGCTTCCTGCGGTGCCGCCCGGCTTGCGGCCTCGGGGGCCGCGGTCTGGTCCGTTTCGGTCATGTCAGATCCTTGCGTCGTGGAGTTCGGAGCCCGGACGGGTCCGTCAGTGAAGCGCCGCGGGCATCCCGGAGATGACCTCGGCCAGGGCACCCGCGAACGCGTCCGTCTCCTCGGTGGAAGGCGTCAGCGATGCACGGGCGGAGGGGAGCATCGGGAAGGTCACGAGCGAGACTTCCCAAAGCTCGACTTCGGTAAGGGTGCGCCCGCCGGTCTGGCGGTTGGCCTCGGCGCGCACGGTGCGGTAGCCGATCGACAGCCCGTCGATCGCCCCGGCCTTCATCAGCGCGATGGCATCGGCGCCGAGCGTCACGTCCGCGAGGATCCGCCCCTCGACGAACAGGCCGCGGGCGTCCTCGCGCACGCTGTCCCATACGCCGATCGGCCGGGCCGGGTCATGCTGCCAGAGGAACTTCACCTCGCGGCGCTCGGCCCGGAGCCGCTCCAGCGAGGCGGTGAAGGCGCCCCGCGCCACCACGTCGCCGCCCTGGTCGGGCACGCCGAACAGCGATGCGTAGCCTCGGATGATCCCGGTCTCGCCCACCGTCGAGACATCCCCGATCGGCATGAGCTTCACCTCCGGCGCGCGGCCGCGCGCCGGTCCCAATGCGTGCTGCATCGAAATCTCCTTGAAATGTCGGGGAAATCAGCGGGGCGGCAGGCCGAGAAGCTGGCGCTTCTCGTCCTCGGCGAGGAAATCGGCCGAGGCGATCCGCCGCCACAGCGCCTCGCGCTCGCCCGCCAGCGCCGGGACCGCGTCCACGTCCGGCTCCAGCCCGATCTCCGGGCCGAACCAGCTCGCCATCGCCTGCCCCGTCTTGCGCACCAGCGGCAGGACGGTCTGGCGGTAGAAGGCCCGGTTGGCCTCCTGGTAATTGGCATAGGTGTTGTCGCCGGGGATGCCGAGCAGCATCGGCGGCACGCCGAAGGCCAGCGCGATCTCGCGCGCCGCGGCGTTCTTGGTCTCCAAGAACTCCATGTCCGAGGGCGAATAGCCCATCGGCTTCCAGTCCAGCCCGCCCTCCAGCAGCATCGGCCGGCCGGCGTTGCGGGCGCCCTGGTGGTTGTCCTCGATCTCGCGCGAGAGGCGCTGGAACTGCTCCTCGCTCAGGTGCCCCTTGCCCTCGCCGCCGGAGAAGACGATCGCGCCCGAGGGCCGCGCGGCGTTGTCGAGCAGCGCCTTGCACCAGCGCGCGGCGGCGTTGTGCAGGTCGATCGACGCCGCCGCCGCCTCCATCGGCGCCATGCCGTAATGGTCGTCGAGCGGGTGGAACGCCTTCAGGTGCAGGATCGGCTTGACCTCGCCGGTCTGGTCGAAGCGGTGCTTCTTCGCGCCGACCGCATACTCGTAGCCGACCGGCCAGCCATCGGCGCCGGGGATCACCCGCATCCGGTCGGGGCGCAGCACGTGCAACTCCATCGGCAACCCGTCATGGCCGTGGCAGGCCGCCTCCAGGTAGGCGTTGCCGGCGAGCTGGAGGAAGCCGTAGACCGCCTCCATCAGCGAGCGGCCGTCCTGCGCCGGGTTGGGGCCGGTCAGCAGGCGCAGCAGCGGATGCTCCAGCATCCGCTCGCCCCGCTCGCTGACGAGGAACGGCACCGCCGCCGCCGCCTCGGCCACCATGCGCACGCAGCGGAAGCCCACCACGTTCTGCTCGTAGCCGGTGCGCGCCAGCGAGGCGGTGTCTCGCGCGCTCCATACCGCGCGCCCGTTGCCGTGGATCGCCATCATCGGCCCCACGGCAGACGCCTTCTCTTCGGGCGCGGCGCTCGCGGCCCCGCGGAACAGTCGGAATGCCATTCTGCTCTCCTGTTCGGTCAATCGGCGTCAGAGCGCGCGCACCTGCGGCGCGGCGCCGTCCCTGCGGTCGAGGATCAGGTCCGTCACCGCCCAGACCATCGCGTCCATCCGGTCCGGGCTCTTCGTGCTCGTTCCGGCGATGAACGAGCACATCTGGTCTTCCAGCGGGGAGAAGGCACCGACATGGTGCACCCTGCCCTGCTCGTAGAGCGCGGCCACGGGCTCGGCCCGCACCATCTTGCCGCGGCTGGCATGAACGCCCCTGAACGCAACATCCGGGGCAACTCCGTGAACAACGCTTCGAACCAGGTCGCCACCCTGGTTCACTTCGGCCACCAGCCGGTCCGCCCCCCACTCGCGGTACGCGGCGGCAGCCAGCTCGGCCCACCCCTTCGGCGACAGCCCCGCCACCGACAGGTCGGCGAGGACGTAGCCGTGGGCCTCGCCCCGGTGCATGGCCACCCCCGCGACCACGATCCCGCATTCGTCGGCGCCCGAGCCGGAGGAGACCGGCGGGTCCACCGCCACCACCACCCGTTCCAGCTCCGGAGCGGCACCCCGCCGCGCGTCCTCGATCATCGCGCGCGACCACAACGCGCCGCGATGCTCGCGCACGAGCTCTCCCTCGAGCTCCTGCCGCGCCAGCGAGGTGCCGCCGTACCGCTCGTTCAGCCGCTCGACGAAATCGGGCGCGAGATGCGCCCGGTTCACGCCGGTCGCGGCATGGGTCACGCGGGTCCCCTTGGCCTCCATGATCTCGATCAGCACCGCGTTGTCGCGCGGCGTGGTGGTCACCAGCTGGCGCGGCCGGTCGCCGAGGCGCAGGCCGAACTGCAGCATGTCCCACGCCTCGCGGCACTTGCGCCACTTGGCCAGCTCGTCCGACCAGGCCGCGTCGAACTGCGGGCCGCGCAGGCTCTCCGGATCGGCGGCGGAAAACACCCGCGCCTCCGCCCCGTTGGGCCAGAGCAGGCGGCGGCGCGTCGCCTGCCATTGCGGCCGCCGGTCGTTGGGAGAGACGGCGAGGATGCCGCTCTCGCCGTCGATCATCACGCCCCGCACCTGGTCGAGCGTCTCGCCCAGAAGCGCGAACCTCGCCGCTCGCCCTGCGGCGAGCGGCGTCGGCCCCTCGACCTGGGCACGCACCCACTCGGCCCCGGCGCGGGTCTTGCCCGCGCCGCGGCCGCCGAGGATCACCCAGGTCGTCCAGTCTCCGTCGGGCTCCAGCTGGTGCTGGGGGTGCGCCCAGATGTCGAAGAGATGCGGCAT